CAATGAACATGATTGCTTTATGACAATGATACTGGAAGTTCAGACCTTCACCAAGCATCTCCGGTTTAGCTGCAAGGTATTTCAGCCGGCCATCTTTGAAGTCGGATATTACCTTGTCGGCTTCTTCATCGTCTTGTGAACCATAGACAGCCTTACAACCTGGAATCGCTTTGCATAGTTCCAGCCGTTCAGCTTCCAAGTCATGCCATAAAAGGAAATGGTCGTCCTTGTTTTCCGGGCGATTGATTATCTCTACCACACGGGCAATCTTTTCCTGCATGTTATCTCGGCGTTCTTTTGCCGCGTCAGCAAGTCCGAGAGCAGCCTCACGAAATATTTTCACCTGTCCGTCACGATCAGCTCCAGCCGTAGAATTGTCCACATTCACAATCTCTTCATGTACGCGGAGTTCAGGCAACTCATAGCCAGTATCCGGATAACCGAGGTCGGAAGGCTTGGTTAGGAACAACGCCCATGTAGATACCCACAACCAAAACTCTTTTTCCTTATGCGGATAAAGTGTCAAGTTATTCGCCTTCGTGCTGTCTCGCTGAAAGAATCGAGTAAGAGCCTGTCCGGTGTCCATCACACCAAGATAACCAGCATAATGTATAAGTTCCTTGTATCTGTTTGGCGAAGGTGTAGCCGTAGCAACAAACCTGTAAGGGACACCCGAGAACAACGGTAGAAACTCCTGATAGGTCTTGGTGCCGAATCCGCGCAACACGCTGGCTTCATCCAATGATGTTGCAGTAAAATAGGACGGATCTATTCTCACTCCATCCTCACCATCACGCACACGTTCGTAGTTTGTTACCATGATGTCGGTAGGACATATCATCACATCTGCCATAATTCGGACATAAGTTACTTTCATGTGCAAGTGTTGTTCCGCTTGTGTTAGGAACTCGACTACCACACGCTTAGGGCAAACGATCAATCCCTTGCCTCCTTTATGGTTCAAGATTACCCGAAGTATTTCCAGCTGGGTGACTGTCTTTTGCATACCGAAGCTGGAGAATATAGCACGACATCCACCGGCAACCGCCCAACGAACGGTATCTTTTACATGAGGATATAATGTCGGGGTAATTTCTTCCGAATCAATTTCAAATCCTGTTTGATGGCTGATAGCCATCTTATTTCTTAGAAATTCTATATATTCCATTCAACTAAATCTTTTATGCTATCAATTTCTGACGAATCAAGTTCATATTCTTCTTCACCAGTTTTACTATCTGGTCGTGATACTCGCCATTGCAGACGGCTCGGGACTGGACGATATCCAGTGTCTTCAAGTTTACCTCTATCGTCTCGATACGCTTTCCATCGGTATCTTTGGCAGACAGAATCAAACAATCCGACCGTTTATAATACCCATTACTATACACGCAATGGTGCATCGCCTTTCCTTCCTGATAAAACTGGGTTATACTCTCCAACGGGCAAATGACTATGTTGCCATCCGTGATTTTCATCCCAAAGAACTTTTTCATCCGTTCGTAGAAGCCGGCTATATCCTTCATGAGCTTTTCACGCCTACGGATAGCTGCTATACGGTTCCTTTCCTGTCTCAACTTGGCTTCTATTGCCGTTTTCTTTTTCAAGAGCCTATCATGTGCAACTTTCAGGTTCTTGGGACAGACATAATGCGCGTTACGCAAGTCCTTGCCGAAATAAGATAGTAAAGACATATAATCTTCCCACATAGAAGTGTCCTTAATGATGTAATGGTTGCGGTTGCAGATGTTGAACGACGGTTTATAGCGAAGTTGACAGAAGCCGTTTTTATACATGTGCTTCAACATGGATATTTGCCCGGTCTTGAGACACAGTTCCACATCATTTCCGCCTTTCAACAAGTCACGTATCAATTTTGACGGGGTTACATCCGGGAACCATCGATTCAGTCCCCGTTTTTTCAATTCCGGCAGCAGCTCTTTCCTTGGATAAAGCTCTCCATATATCGCATACAAATCACCGTAATAGTTATATGGATTACTTCCATATTCTCCTTTGATGCTGAGAGGTGAACTATACGCAAATCCGTTACCTCCCATATTAATCGGTCGGGCTATGATCGTACGTTTTCCGTCTTCACGAATCCACTCTTGAACCACTTCTGTAAAATCATAATACACCGGAGAAGTTTCCTTCCGAACATTTTTCCAGCATAGTATATGCCGGATCACCTGGAACCCGCCTTTCACTTGCAGGATGGACATATACGCCTCTTCACGGATCTTCTGCTTCCGGCTAACCTTTACGTCCAATTGATGATGGCAATAAGGGCATTCGATTTTGTCACCCAATTTATCTTTACTCGTATTGACCCACATCTTACCACATTCGGAACACCATAGCTCATCCTTACATTTGTAGGCAAAATGGTCAAACAGATGCTTTTTGGCCCAGTCTTCCTGTTCCTTCGTGATGGCAGGCAGCTTTCCACTTAACTCCGTCACCCGTTTTTCCAATTTCGTTCTCGGCTTCATATTAAAACAGACTCATTTGTTGGACATTTGCATCTGCTTTTTTCTTTGCAGGCTTCTTTTTGAGCAATCGGTA